TTGAGCCAATTTACTGTTTGTATAGTGCCATTTCTTTTTATTCCTGAGATACTACCTTTGGGAGTACCGGTTGTATTATCAATTATAATTCTAAAATATTGAGATGTGTTAATATTCGAAGGTCCTGGAGTAATATTAGCAACAAAATCTGTACCTGGATTGTTTACTTGCCATTCTATTGCCGCACTACTACCACTGTTTGTTGGAAAATTTACTGTATCACCTGAACTAATCGAACCAATTGTAATTAATCTATTTCTGTATTCAATAAAACGATTTGTTTTAAATCCACTAAGAAATGTTGTTCCACTCGAACTAAAATTAAAAGTGTTTTCCCAATTAGAACCATTCCAAAGTAAATGTTGTCCGGAAATAGCACTTGATATATTAGTATCTGTTAATGAACTAAAGGTTGTATGATCATTTACGAATGTTATTGAATCTGCAGGAGCATTTGTGCTAAGAGACATTCCCGACCCAGCAACGAGTGTCAATATATCTGTTGAGTTGTCTGCAATTACGTCACTTTGACCGGCTACTGAAATAGTTTTAAAGGCATCAGTTGATCCTCCACCTCCGCCACCTCCTGCGATTGTAATTGTCTTTGTAGCACCTGTACCAGTTGCTGTAACACCTGCACCAACAAAGTTTAAGACTGAAGCGGCTGTTGAAAGTGACGAGCCTTCATCTTGTACTGTTATAGCAGTACCAGCTCCAGCTGTTAATAGTTCAGCGTACCAAGTTTCATCTGATCCACCGTTACCTCTAAAGCAATAGATATCATATACGTCGTAGATATTTGATCCAGTTACTGACGGTTGTGCTCCGTTAAGCCAGTTTACTGTTTGTGTAGTTCCATTTCTTTTTATTCCAGAAATACTTCCTTTTGTAGCACCTGTTGTGTTATCAATAATAATTCTAAAATACTGAGATCTATTAATGTTTAGTGGTCCTGGAGTAATGTTAGCAACGAAGTCTGTACCTGGATTGTTTACTTGCCATTCAATTGCCGCACTACTGCCAGTAGTTGTTGGAAAATTTACTGTATCACCTGAACTTATTGAACCAATTGTAATTAAGCGATTTCTATATTCGATAAACCGATTTACAGAAAATCCTGACAGGAATGTTGTTCCGCTTGAACTAAAGTTAAAGGTATTTTCCCAATTAGAGCCGTTCCACTGTAAATGTTGTCCACCAATAGCACTTGATATGTTAGTATCTGTTAAACCTGTTAGTGTGGAACTACCTCCACTACTTGGCAAGTTTGTAAGTTGACTACCATCAAGTGCTGGTAATCTACCTGAACCATCTAGTTGTACAATTTTGTTTGCTGTTGTACCTACATCAACTGAAAGTGTTTGTATATGGTCACCTGTTGTTGTGTTTTGTGAACCTAATAAACCTGTGCTGGCTGTAATATTAACACCGGTAATATCTCCACCACCGCCTCCGCCACCACCACCAGAGCTGGCAAAAGTAATAGTATCTCCTGCGGCATTTGTACTAATTGTCATGTTAGGACCAGCAACTAATGTTAATATATCTGTTGCACTATCAGCGACTACATCACTTTGTCCGCTAACTGCTATTGTTTTAAAAGCTTCTGTAACACTACCACTAGCTGTACTATTAATGGTAATTGAATCAGTACTAGGATCAGTGCTTAGTGTAATATTATTACCTGCAACAAAAGTGACTGTATCAGTTGAACTGTCTGCTACTACATTACTTTGACCACTGACTGCGATACTTTTAAAAGCTTCGGTTACTGTTCCTACACCTGTAAGTTGTGATCCGTCGATTGGTGGTAATTTTCCGTAACTATCTAGTTGTACAATCTTGCCTGCTGATGTACCTACATCAACGTTAAGTGTTTGTGTATGATCACCTGCAGTCGTGTCTTGTGTTCCGGTTAAGCCTGTGCCTGCTGTAATGTTAACTCTTGTGATATCGCCAGCACCTACTTCTGTCCATGCACTACCATTGTATACTTCTACTTTAGTAGTTGTTGTACTAAAACGTAACATACCAGTTTGTGCAGAACTAGGTCTTTGAACATCTGTGCCTTGTGGAAGAATAATTGCATCTGTACTATCACTTGCATCTATAGTACCACTTATGAATAAATCTTTCCATGTTTTGGTTGAACTACCTATATCAAAATTGTTAGTTGTATTAGGTATAAGATTGCTGTTAATATCTGCATTAATGTTAATATTATCCGTATCGTCATCGCCTAATGTAATTGTGCCACCAACTGTTATATTGCCAGTAACATCTAAGTTACCTCCAACAAATACATCTTTTACAATTCCAACACCACCACCTACAGTTAATGCACCTGTAGATGTACTAGTACTCTGCTGTGAGCTTGTTATATTAACAATACCAGCATCACTAATTGTTAGTCTTTCAAAATTTGCTGTATAAAATCTTAGTGTATCATCATCTGCACTTTGTTCAGCGTTGATAAAAGTATCACCATCAGTATCTTTTACGCCACCAATACTACTCCAAGCAGTGCCATTGTAACCTTCAAAAATATTTAATTGTGTATTGAATCTTATTTGACCTGTTGCAACACTAGCACCTTGTGGTCTAGCGGCTGTATTGCCTACAGGTATACGTAGACTGCCAGCTGTATTGATAGTTATATTACCACTAGCAGTACTAATTCTGTCGCGTTGATGATCTAAATTTACAGCCATACGTATCTCACAAACTTATTGCTAGTATTTAGCCGTAATACGTTATGTATTTTGAATTCTATACTTGTATTCACTTGCAAAAGGATTAACTAAAAATCTATTATTTCCACCCTTTATACTACGACTGTTTGCATAATCATTGTCTAATCCTGTTGAATATATAGCATTTGTTTGACAAGTAGCTATTAATTGTGCCTTAAGCTGTGCTGGTGTTGAATGTGGATTTGCTTGTAACAGTAATGCACCAACTCCACATACTTGAGGACTTGCCATACTAGTTCCACTAATATTACAAATCTTGTAACTAGAATTAGGTGGATAATCTCCATTGGTCATTTCGTTTATTGTACTACATGTACTCATTACATTTGTACCAGGTGCATATATGTCTACACCAGGTCCATTTTCACTGCTACTTGCTTTTTGTTCTAAGCCGCCACTGTGTACAGTGCTATCCATATTTCCTACCATAAGTGCTTCATCATCAAAGGGAGAACTTCCTCTATTGTAATATTTGGTTCCATATGAGCTACTAACAAAATAGTTGTTGTAGTCAGTGCCACTAGGTACATCAATTTTTTGATAATAGTTTCCTGCGGCAATGCAAACATGTATTCCTGCATCAATCATTTCTTGTATATCAGTATCCACACTAGTTATTCTTGTGCCCATTCTGTAACCATAAGTTGCACTTCTATAGCTTCCTACTATTCCATATGTAGTATTTCTACCAGTGCCTGTCCAACCACCATATGTAGAGCCTCTGTAATTTATACTGGTTACATTATAGCTGTATGTACCGTAACCCCAACTCATATTAACTATTGTTGGTCTTTTATATCCTGTTGCAGGATCAACACCTTTGTTGTTGTGCCATCCTTTGATTACATCAAAACAGTTTGATACACCTATACCACCGCTATCACCTGTTCCTTCTAGTCCACTTACTTTTACTGCGTACACTCTTGCATTTTTTGCCCAGCCATATGTTAGTCCTGCGGCAGTTCCTCCTACGTGTGTTCCATGTCCGTTATAATCTCTATAATGGTTACTACTTTGCGTTCCTGATAAACCACTTTCAGTATACCAGTTTATCTGTTGTACTCTAGAAGTTCCGCTTGCATCATTGAACTCCGGATGATCTACTTGTAATCCACTGTCTTGAATAACAACATCTACACCTGTACCATCTAAGTTATATGTATAATCTCCAGATACTGTGTTGCCTGAGTATGGATTACTGTTTGTTATACATCTACGTAATCCCCAATTAACATAGTCTCCACTGTCACTTGTTGTTTTTGTAAAATCAGCAGTTTGTGTTGCATGTAATCCTATTTCTAAAGTATCATCATCTTCTGGAGGTATATGTACGTCTGCAACTCTACTATCATTTTTTAGTTGTGTTGCTTCTTCGTCTGTTAAACTATAGTGTGTGTTTCTTGTGCTTAATAATCTTTCGTTAGCAACATCTACACTGCGATTGGGAATATTTGTGTCACCTGAGCTTTGTGTCATTTCTGCTTTGAAATTACTAGCATCAACATCTCTCTTTAGACTTACAATATATTCTTTTTCACTCATTGTTTATCCTAGTTTGAATATCGCTCTTGAGCTTGAACCAAAATCACCTGTTCCTACATTTACATAACCACCAGATGGAACTGTAAAGGCTAGTTGTGTAGAAAAATTACCACCGTTAGCAATTCTATCGTTCTGGTTTCCGTCTTTAAAAACATACCAGCTCGTGTTTGGAGCATTTGGTCTCCAAGCAAAATAATCTCCAGCAGGCAAACTGTTGTTGTTCCCTATGTAAGCTCCTCCTCCACCGCCACTACCTGCTACTGCACTGTCTACATATGCTTTGGTAGCCGCATGGTTTGCACTACTAGGAGCACCGCTCAGTGTAAGTGTTCCTGTCATAGTACCACCAGATAAATTCAGTTTATTGTTAGTAAGATTAGTAATATTTGTATTTGTTGTAGCCAAACTATTTGTTAGGTTTGTTACGTTTGTATTTGTTGTTGTTAGATCAGATTGATTAGCCATTTCAATCCATGCACCTGCATGTGCATAATATCCTTTTCCAGTTGAGTGTACATGAGCAAACATTCCGTGATATGTACTAGCACTTGGTAGATCTCCAATATTATTATACACATTTGCAAACAATACTTTATTGCCGTTTCCATCTATATCACCAGTCATTGTTCCACCTGTCAGTGATAACTTACCTGCAAGATTATTTGTGACTGTAGTAGCAAAATTAGGATCATCACCCAGTGCCGCCGCTAGTTCATTAAGTGTATCAAGTGTTGTAGGTGCACTGTCAACCAAACCTTCTACTGTAGCAAGAGTTGTCCAAGCACCATTTATTCTTATATTAAATTGATTTGTAGTTGTATTGTAAATCATGTCACCATTTGCAGGAGTTAGTGCATCTCTTTGTACAGTTGTCATATTTGCTAAACGTAAACTTGTATCGTTTACTTGTACTCTTGTTGTAGCATCAAAATTTACTTCTGCTGTTGATCTAATTACTGTCATTTTTTAATCCTATACAATATTAATTGTGTTTCCCATTCCGCCATGAATTGTACACTGATAATACAATGTTGCAGGTGCTGACATTGGAACTTTAAATATAATTGTGCCAACTTGTGCTCCGTTGTTTGTTACACCAGTATTATATGCTGAACCACCACTTCCTGTACGTATTTGAAATGGATGTCCACTAGCATTTACAACAAACTTATATTGTTCACCTCTGCGTAGATATAATACAGGATCATTTTCAGTTGTAGGAAACCAAATGTTTCCAGTATCACTAAACGTATAATCACTTGCTCCTGAATTTCCTACATTGAATGTATGTGCAATTGTTTTACCATTTACATCTAAGTCACCACCAAGTTGTGGTGTTGTATCTGCTACTACGCTTGCAATACCACTACCACTAATATTAGTTAACTGTGATCCATCTACTGCTGGTAATTTTGCTGTTCCGTCTAGCTGTACAATTTTGTTTGCTGTTGTACCTACATCAACTGCAAGGGTTTGTGTGTGATCACCTGTCGTTGTATCTTGTGTGCCTGTTAAACCTGTACCTGCTGTAATATTAACTCTAGTGATATCTCCACTACCGCCCCCACTTCCAGCTGTGGCTCCCCAAGCACTATTTTCATAACTTTCTAATTGGTTAGTAGTACTATTGTAAATCATATCTCCGTTTACAGGACTGCTTATAGCATTTCGTTGTGTTGTTGTCATACTTGCTAATCTAAAAGGAGTATCTGTAACTAAAACTCTATTTGTAGCATTAAGTTCTATATTTGCACCAGCACTAATTGTTTGTGATCCTGAACCAGTTGTTGTTATGTTTGTTGCTGTAAGATTTACAACTGTAAGTGTATTAGTAGTTTTGTTATATGTAAAATCACTATCGCCACCAAAAGAACTACTATCATTAAATTGTACTTGTGTATTAGAACCACCTGGACTTGTGCTTCCACCTCCACCACCACTGTTTGCAACCCAAGCATAGTCACTGCCATTCCAACTTAGTACGTGACCACTTGTTGGATTGCTTTGATTTAAGTGTGTATCGATAGCACCATTTAAACCAGCAGTTGTTTGATAACTTGCTAAAGCACTATTATCTGCGAGTTGTATCCATGCGCCTGCATGTGCATAATAAGCCGCACCAGTACCATGGACGTGAGCAAACATTCCGTGATAAGTGCTCGCACTTGGTAGATCTCCTATATTATTATACACATTTGCAAATAAAACTTTTCCTGTGGTAGTAATATCATTTGAACCAAAATTAGCACTACCTGTGATATTAATATTACCTGTACCTGTAATATCTTTGCTGTTTAGATCTAAATTGCCACCAAGTTGTGGAGTTGTATCTTCAACTACATTGCTTAGACTACCACTACCACTTGCAATCCATGCGTAGTCAGATCCGTTCCAACTTAACACTTGCCCGTTTGTAGCTGTGCTTTGATTGATATGTGCATCAACACTTGCATTTGTGTAGCTAGATGCTGTGTCATTTTGTGGTATCCAATTTGCACCGTTCCATTTTAAAACTTGTCCGTTTGAAGGAGCAACTGTAGCTGTGTCAACATCATTCAATCCGTTTATACTTCCTCCAGCACCTGCTCCAAAACCTTGTCCATTTACCCATTCTTGTGTGGCAACTGTTCCTGTTGAATCTGGTAAATTAATTGTTCTATCTGCTGTAGGATTTATTACTCCAAATGTAGTTTCATTCCCATCTACATTCGAACCTTCGAATACTAAATTTCCTGTATGCACAGTTCTCCATGCTTTGCCGTCTGCACCTAAATCATAAGTAGCGGTTAAGTTTGGTAAAATATTACTTGTAACATCAGCTGAAAATGTTACACTATCTGTATCTGTATCTCCTAGCGTAACATTACCTTGAGCACTAACCTGTCCAGTCAAAGTAATATTTCCAGTGACGTCTAGGTTTTGCTTAAATTTTGTTGCCATCGATCATCTCCTACTGTACATATTTATTTGTTTGCACAAACAAAAACAGGGCCATAAAGGCCCTGTCCTCGTTTTAATGAAATACCTATTAGGTAAATGCAAGTTGACCGCTTGTTACAGCAATTTTTGCAAGATAGTCAGCGGCATTACCAAGTGATGAAGCTTGGTTGCTTAGTTCTACATAACCGTATCTGGTCATAAAGCTAACTACTGGCTCAAATGTTGCTGGGTCAAGTACTGTACCTGAACTCATTAGCGGAATATATGGGCAATAGAACGCCGCGGCGTCTGTCTCTGTTGCACCTTTGTATCCAACAAGCACTGTATCATCAGCGGCATACTGGTTTACATATATTCTCATTGTGCCATTTAGAGTACCTACAAATTTTGTATTTGTTGGTGCTTCAAATGTTCCTTCTGTGCTTCTTGCGAAAGCTGAAGTTGTTGCACTTTGTAGTACTGTAAGTACTGTTGGGCTTACTACTGCCCAGTTACCAGCGCCACGTCTTGTTCTTGCGGCGATGTTGTTTGCTTCTTTGTTAATAAGCACTGCAAGAGCGGCATGCTCGTCACCAACAAATGTTGCTGTACCACTTACACTACCTTGTGCGTATGTGCTTGCGGCTGAACCAGCTAAACTTGAAAGACTTGCAATGATCTCTTGATCGATTTCAGCAGTAATCTCTTGTGCAAGTGCTTGCATGATTTCTGCTTCAACATCTAAGCCGTGCATTGACTGTGCGTCTTGAGCGGCTTCAAATGTCCAACGTGCTGATAGCTTTCTGGACTTGGCTTCAACAGTTTGCTTGAGTACTTGAATACTCAACTTTTTACCTGCATCACCTTCAAGTGCTGATGTTACTGCACCTTTGTCAGTAGCGGCACCTGAATAACCTGCGGCAATTTTGAATGGGCTTAATGCCTCATCACCTGCCGCGGTATCAATACCACTTGTAGAGTTGAACGCTTCTGCGTAGCGAACTCTAAGTGTGTGAATCTGACCAACAGGGCCTGTCATAGGCTGTACACCAACGATTTCGTTGGCGATAACTGTTGGCATGACACGTCTAATCACTGGAAGAATAACTTTGTTAAGTGTAGCTACGTTTCCTGCTTGAGTAGCACCAGTAGAAGCCGCCTCTGCGAGGTACTTCTTAGTGTTCTCAAGTGTTGTTTCCATTACACTCTTTTTAGTTCCAGATAGACCGTCAGTAAGAGCGATCTTTGTTTCGCTCCAATTTTCCATTAATGCGTCTGCCATTTTCGGTCTCCTTAACTTATACCGGCTAATTTTTGAAGGTAAACAATATCAGCTGTCTTGCTGTCAGCTGATGCTGTAGCTTCTGCTTTGTTTCCAGTGACTTCTGTTGTAGATTCACTTAGTACCTTCTTTTCTGGTTTTTTTGCGTCTTCCTTCAGTACTGAAGGGAGATACTTATTGAATGCATTTTGTAGCTTTTCAGTTTTTACACTTTCAAGCAATGCACCCATAATTTCTTTATGGTCTTTGCTGAGAGGTTGCATCATTTCTTGCATAACTTGCTTTCGTTCTGCTGTATCTTTAGCAATACGTGCTTCCTTAGCACTTTCTGCTATAGCTACTTCCTTTTCAGCAATGGCTTTATCTTTGTTTTCAATCTCGCCTTGTAGATTTTCAACTACCTTAGACAACTTAGCAACTTCCGTTCCTTCGTTTAGATAGCTACCCATAAATTCAGCGGCGTATGTTTCAAATATCTTACGTCCAAAGGTATTTTCTTTGGCTGTTTTGATATCTTCACGTAAAGTATTAAGTTCTGACTTAATGGTATTTTCCATTATGCCTTCTACTTTCTTCGCGGCAGTCTTTATGAAATCTGCTTTAGTTTGATTGATAACCTCTTTGCCTTCTTTAATCATTTTGACTTTAGCTTCAACTAGTGAGCGTTTGTCTTCATGAAACTCATTGAGCTCTTTGGTTAATTGCTCCATAACAAAACCTTCCAGCTTCGTCATGTTTGATTCTTGAGCAACTCGGTCTCCGCGGAGTTCTTCGATCTCTTTGCGGAGTGCTTCCATCACAAACTGATCAAGCACTTTTGAATGCTCTTTCATGTGCTTGCGATAAGCAACACGATCTTCAGCTACTTTGGCTTTATCTTCTTTGAACTCTTCGAGTTCTTTTCCAATAACATCCGTAAGCATCTTATCTGCGGCTTCTACAATCTGCGACTTGTCATTTTCATAACGCTGTGCAAATTCTTCTCTAAGTTCAGCTGTGATTGTTTCACGAGCTTCCGTTAGTTGGGTATCCCAAGCTTCAGATATTGAAGATCTAACCTCTTCGGAGAGCGTATTTGAGTTTAATAGTTCATCCATTGCATGAGCCATATTAATCTCTCCTATATCTCAGGTTTTTAATAAAGTTGGTCACCTCTTCCTGGAGATAACGTTGTGCGCCACGGTCGTGTCTAGTTGCATCAGCGACATCCATTAACACATTACCCCGTCTATGATTCATAATTCTTTCATAGATTGGATCGGGATAAGCGTCTGGTGCACTTGGATTTGCTACAATATCAACAGTAATGATTTCAAAATCTTTTACTATGCCGTTGTCGTTAACATTGCCACTGCCTCGGCTTGACACGCCTAATTTTACTCCACTCTCTAATAGGGTTTTACAAATATTTCCCATTGGAGTTGGTAGAATTTTAAGTTTGCCGATCCCATTTGCGCCATCAGTATCCATTTCAGTAATCATGTGACTTACACGATCTAAATTGATATTGAGGTCATCTGGGTGATCAGCTTCACCTAATACACTGTACCCACCTTTAATTTTTTCATTAATGCTTTTAACTGCACTATGAATTTCTTCTTTTGTGTAGATACGATTGTTTTGATTGCGTACATCACCTTCAATAAAAATACCTTTCATATACAAGCTCTTACCGTTACCTTCATCTAATGTTTCAGTAACGATATTTGCTTGATTGTATGTAAGATGTTCTTTAAGTGAGGTAAGCATATTACTTCATTCCTCTAATAGGACTGTCTGACTTAGTGACTTCAGCTTTTGGCTTTGGAGCCGCACTAGGTGAACCAGCTTCTTGTGGCCCGTCTACACCCATACCTTCAGCAGTTGGAGCAGGTCTACCCTTCTCGTCTCCGCCTGAGGCTTTGTGTGCAGTTGCGCCTGTTGGTGCACTAGCTTGTGATGCTACTGGTGATCCTTTGTCGCTTGAATCACTATGTGATACACTTACTGCTTTCATTTCAGCGCCTTCTTCGACAGCTTCAACTTCTTCAGTTTCTTCAACTGGATCAGCTGATTCTTCCATTTCTGGCTCATCTTCAGCAGGTGCATCGTCACCCATCATATCAGCAAATGCCGCTCTTAATTCAGCAATTGCGTCTTCGACGTTATCCATAGCTTCTTCTGCATCTGATTCATCGCCTTCTTCGCCTTCATCAGCTTCAGGTTCCATGTCCATAGCTAGATCCATTTCTGGAGCATCTGCCATTTCTTCGTCACCCATGTCATCATCGTCCATGATTTCTTCGTCTTCGATCTCTTCTTCTGCTGTTTCGATATCATCAAGGAAATCTTCTTCTGCATCAGATGCGTCAATCGCTTCTTCTACTTCTGATTCGTCCTTTGAATCGTCATCAGCTTCATCAAGATCGATAGTTTCATCTAGGTCATCTTCTTGAATTTCGTCTTCTACTACTTCATCATTTTCTTGTAGACTAGACCAATGTGATTTAGCTTTTTCTACAAAAACCGTATGAAGAAGATCGGCGGCTTTGTCTTGCTCGTCGTTTACGATATATTCAAGGACCTTAACTAAAGATTCCTTGTGTTCGCTCATATCATTCTCCTTAAAAAATTACAGGCTTACCAAGATGGTTTACATCTATATTTAACATACCAAGACGTTTTGCTTAGGAAATACCCTAAAAAATGGGTATTTTATGAATTCTTGTCAATGATAAGTAAAAATTAAACAGATTTTCTATGATTGGGCAGGTTTTGCATAGATTTTTTTAATACGTTCCATGCGAGAAGCATGTTCAATATTGTGTACTTCACGTTGCTTTCTCAAACGATTTAAATGTTTAAGTGTAAGTCTTGATTTACGTACATCATCCGCCTGTCTATTATTATAATTGTCGTCTTCGGCATCATAATATTCTTTTAATATGTCTTTGCTACGCATTCTCATCTCCTGCGGGTGCTGGTGCCGTTTCTGCACCGCTAATAGGACTTGCACCTTCAGTTTCTTCACCTGTTGCCGCATCAGCTGGTATATCAATGTCACCACCGTCTGGTACGTCAAATCCTCTTACTCCAACATTTCCTAGTCCTGGAATATCAGATCCTTCAGGTGTTGTTCCTGCTTGGTTTTCTTCTTCCCACATTCTCTCATTTTTTAATATTTCTTCTTCTGACCAACCTAAATACTTTTCAAGTATAAAGCGTCTGCTCATGTATGGTACACCTTCTAAGTTACCAAATACTGCCGCTCTAGCACTATGTATTTCTATTTCTTTGTATGTGCTAAAACTTTGTGGTTCTACAAATTCTAAATCAAAAACACTAGCATCAATATTAATGCCTTTGTTTTTCATAAACAGTTTAAATTCTTTGTCCATAGTAGGAGCAATTGATGCTTGTAGTCTCATACAGTATTGATTGAATCTATATTCTTGAATAAATGCTGTTCCTACTCTGCCGTCTACATAACTTGCAGTTCCATCATCAGGCCCTGTTGGCAAATAACTGCTGGGCACACGCAATGCTCTTAGCATTTTATTTGTGAAGTAACGCAGGTCGTCAATTTGTCCTAGGTTTTCTCCACCTGGTAACACTTCAACTTTACTACCTCTGCCTTCACTGGTCTGTGCAAAGAAGTAGTCTTCCATAATGCTCAATGGATTGTAGGCGGCATCCATGATAGTTGTACCGCCTCCTGTTTTGTTTGGAATACGTTTTTGATGTATTTCATTTTTCACACGTTCAACAAAACCCATAGCTTTGTTTGGTGGCATGTTTCCTACGTCTACATAAAACACACGTCTTTCAGGTGCTCTTTGTACTCTGTAGATAATAATACTATCTTCTAGTAGTTCTTTTTGCTTGTATGTTTTGAAAATTGGATCAAGTATACTACTACCAAAAGGCCAATTACCATCCATACCTTCTGTTAAGCCTAAGTGTACAACATGATTAGCATCTACTGTATATTCTTGTATTTGACCTGTACCGTGGTCGTATTGACCTGCTCCTTGTCCATACATGCCTTTGTCGATAACTTGTCCACGCATCATACTATTAACTGTGCCATATGTTTGACTGTGTTGTACAGGCTTACTGACTGTTTTTTCCTGCATGTTCAAGTCAATGTTTTTAATTATATACTGCTCTGGTTTCTTGCCTTTAGCTTCATTTACTACTGCTTTCATTACATCAACTGGATTGACATAATACAGTTCCCAAGTCTCAGGATCTCTGATAAAAAATTGATCACCATACTTGATAGTATTTCTAAACATACGGAAAATACGCTTGTCCCAGTCTTGCAAATTACACCATTGTTGTAGTGTTTGCTCTAGGATTTTGCTTTCGCTTTCTGTAGCATTTTCTCTGTAATTAATTTTAAAAGGTAAATGTGTTTGTTCATCTACTTGTGTACTGAACTCACTAATAATGTCAATGGCGGCGTTTATTTCGCTGTCCATGTCCATTTGGTCATACTGTGCATATCTTTCAACACGATTAGGTTGACCGCTGTATACTTCTGGTAACCAGCTTTGAAATCTACTGGCACTGCTAGGCTTCATGCTATCAGCACTTTGTCCACCGTATACTGTAAAATGTTTTTTCCAACTCATATGAATCTCTTTATTCTATTATAGTATATTTATTGCTTTTGTCAACCTAATTATGGACCCGGATTTTGATTGTTTGTATATGCATCTACTTTTTCTTTTATTGCAGTAGTTAATGCACCTACAAATTCATCCAAACCTTGTTTGTTAAATTTCATGTTAGTTGGATTTTCCTCAGATCCTAGTATAGCGCCAAACTTCTGTAAGAGCATTTGTCCTGTATTGCTTACTCCTAATCTCTCTGCTTCCCTCTCTCTTAATTGCTGTACACTAATTCCTTCTCTATTTGCTCTTTCTTGTTCCGCACTTGTTTCATCTCCAAAACTAGCAAATGTATCCATTACCGTTTCAGTTCCTTGTAAGGCCATCAACCCCATTCCCAAGTTGTTTCTTCCTACTGCAAAAGCACCTAGACCAGCAAAGAAAAGTTTATCACTAAGTTCCATTTGACCTTTAGCTACATTAACAAATGGTTCAATTGCAAAACTACCCAATGCTGTTCCTACACCTTTTGCAAAAGTTTCAGCAAATTCAGTAGAACCAAACTCTTGAGTCATTTTTTGAATTGCCATTAATGCGTCTACTGTACCTAAATTTTCATCTCCTGTAGCACCCCGTCCAATTCCTCTTGCTACATCAAGCAAACGAGCATTTATAATTGCTTGAGTCTTTTGTAGTTCTGCTGACAATCCTCTAGCTGTGCCTGTTGTTGTACCTGCTTCTTCATTTAATTTTTCTAAACTTTCAGCAACTTTACCTGCTACATCATCAATATCTGCAAGTCCTTCTTGAAATGTAAGTATAGTCAAAGCAGTACTATCACCTAGTGCCGCTTGTGTTCTTAAAACGTTTGCATTTTGTGCCGCTGGTCCTCTGAGATCTTGCACTAGTTGTTGTACTTCAGTACCAAACTGAGCTGAATCCATTCCGCCTTCTATGTTGCCCATTACAAAACTTATAAGTTTATCTGCATTACTACCCAAACGTGCAATTAGTTCCGGAGCGAATGCGTTAGCAGGCAAATCAGTTGCAATACCATTTACGATAGCTTCACCTAATTGTTTACCACCTGGTATTGTACTCAATGCTGAAGCAAGTTGTTTGAATCTTTCTTGAGTATCACCTGTTTGTTCAGATAAGAAACTTTGTGCAATTGCACTGTTACGCATTTCCATTTGTGCTTGTAATCTAGATCTTACATCTTGTCCTGTTACCCTTGCCATAGCTTCTTGTTGTTTTATATTTTCTGCCATCGACTCTGCAAGTGCTTGTTCATTCATTGCTCTAAAAGAATCAGTGTCCATGGTCTTTCGTCTTATTTCTAATTCTTTAGCCATAAATTCTGCCGCTTCTTGTGTCTTCATACCAAAGTTTCCAAAAGGCTCAGCCGCGGCTTGAAAATTTTCTACTAGCTTTAAAAATCGCATTGAACCATTTTGTACACCATCTCCAAATTCACGCATAGCTAATGAGTCTTGTCCTACCATTTTTGTAAACTCACCTAAGGTTAAACCAACTTCACTGGTTCTAGCATTCATCATTGCTAATTCAGAAGTGAAATCAACACCAAATCTTCCACTCAATCTCATTACTTCGCCAAGTTCTTCTGCCGCTTGATTAGCCATACCAAACGCTGTACTAACTGCCGCAGGTGCACCAAGCCGACTCATGGTCTGTGTAATTACATCAGTAATCTTTTTATTACCAATGGTTTCAAAACCCTTCATTACTGCATTGGGCGTTTCTTTAATATATTTGCCCATTTGCTGTTTGATTGTTTTGGAATCTATACCATCTTTTTTCTGTTCTCTGAGTATTTGTGCAAGTGTGACATTACCTTGGCTGTCTTCTTCTTTGACACCTGTCATTGTTGCTAAAATTTGTCTTTGTGTTTTTAAAATATTATCTGCTGTTTCTTCAGTCGCAAGGTCGTTCACTGTAACAGTGCCTAAATTTGGTATATCAATAGATGCCATTAACTGCTCACTTAATTAGATAAATACTTTTATATACAGTTATTTATAGGCGAAAAATGAACAATCCGTTACAAGACTATTATAGGAATAAAGAAATCTTTGTTAAATTACCAACCAAAGGTAATTGGATGAAGCAAAAACCAAATCTTACAGCAGAAGACGAAATAGGTATAAAACCTATGACTATTGCTGATGAAATGAAATTGAATATCCCTGATACACTGTACAATGGAGAAGCATTATTTGATATGGTGGCAAGTGTTGCCCCAGACATACCAAATCCAAAAGAACTAGCACTACCAGACATTGATGTAATACTATTGGCAAGTAGAGCCGCCACATATGATAAAAAAATGAATGTAGAAAGCAGATGTACTCATTGTGAAAGAATGAGTGAATTTGAGATAGACTTACCTAGTGTACTCAGTCAAATTAAAGACAACTCCAGTCCCGTGCTAGTTGAAATGCAAGAACTTACTATTAGTTTAAAACCAAATACACTGTTTGCTGTTAATGCATTGAATGTTCAAAAAATTGCATCCAATTCAATTTTACAAGCAATAAGTGTAAGTGAGGAAAGAGCAAACGAAGAATTAAAAACCACATTTAAACAACTTGTAGAAAACATTGCCGCATATAGATTAGCAAGTGTTCAAGACGGAATTGAGTATATTCAAACTCCAGACGGAAACAAAGTTACAGAACCACAGCATATACTGGATTGGTTATCCAGTGTTGATTTAAACACTGTGTCTAAACTTGAACAAGAACAAGCCAAACTAAATGGCAATGGAATGAAACGAGAATTTAATTTCACTTGTAGCAACGGAGATTGTGCAAAAGATTTTAAAGGTGCAGTAAGTTATAATCCAAGTTTTTTTTTCAGCAACAATTGAGTCTAACTAAAAATGACAAAGCAAAAGTTGATGAACTTGTTAAACGCCACGAAGACATAAACAAAAATTATCGAACTATGATAAATGATGTTCAGATTCATACTAATGGTGCTTTTAGTAGAAATGAATTATTAGATATGCCTATAAGAGATTTCTTAGAGATCAAAGAAATGTTACAAGAAAACATAGATAAACAAAAGCAACAAATGAATCAACGCAAAGGTAAAATAACAACTCAACTATAGTATCGAAGAGCTAAAGCTCATCGTCAAACTCATTTCATTTCGTTTGATATTTCTTTATTTGATTAATTTCGTTATTACCCTGTTTTCAGTCGCACTTAGCTTGTTACAGCCAAGTGCAAAAAAAACGAAACGGTCATTACCCCGTCTACAGTTACGCATCGTTATAGTAAAACCTATTGCTAGGCAGAGGCGGTTTTGCTTTACCCCTTTACATACTGCTTAAAACGCAGAAACACTCTAAGCCATAACGACGACTTTCGAGCTATCCGTGGGTTACAATGGCACAGTAGAGCCCACTCATTTGATTCGTTTGCTTCGAGCAAGATCCGACGGTACAGCTTGTATACAATCTCAATGCTTTTTTCTGAGAAGCTATATTACGACTGGTGTCTGTTTAGTGATTCGATAAGTGCCTTAGAACTGCCAACTCGTACATTTATAATGCCGTTGTAATATTCATCAGTTTTAAGAACTTCACGGTCAAACTGTTCTTTGGCTTCTAAATAACTTAGTTCGCCTCTGCTGGTGCAGTAGTACAGTATTTCTCTTGTGAAGTTTTCTGGGCCTAAGTGTTCTACGTCTGCATTCAATGTGTCACTGGATCCCCAATAGTCTCTCCAATCACTTTCTTTTGTTGAACGCCTTTTGTTCTTTTTGCCTTTGAGGGGTTTTTTAGTTACTTTAAATTTTGCTAACTTTTTGCCGATATATTTTTTATTGTTTGTGAGATTGGTAATAAGGTATACAAAACCTATGTATTCCTCACTAATTTCTTCTACTATTTTGCCTTGATAAGTCCATTGCATTTGTGTTGTTTAGCAACTAGTATATATGCCGTTTTTGTTATTTGTCAACCGAAATATATGTATTTTTTAATATTTCCCAAGTTTGCTTATATCCGTTATCAATTTGATAAAAGTGTGTGCTTGCTTGTGCGGCTGTGAAATCATTACCGCCTGGAAAACAATTGTCTCCAAAATATATAGTTGTACCTTCTTGTTCTTTTATTGCTTGACTTTTGTCACATCCTACTGGAAAAATGTCAATACTTGTTTCACCTGCTACTTGTGCTACACTGTCTTTGAATTCTTGGTTGTAGTACATAGCAACAGTTTCTCTACCTTTGTTTATACTATCCCAAAGTGCATATCTTGCACGTTGATTCCAATCAGCATTTCTTCCCACGATACTAAAATTAGCAGTGCCTGTGCGTTGTTCAATATGATTGCCTGTCATTTCGTTATAATTTATCTTATGCAAGTATTGTTCTAAGAATTCATGCTGTTCTTTTGATAGTAGCCAGTCGTTCTTTTTGACTTCTTTTGTGTCTTCAAACACATGATTTCCGCTACAATGATACACCCTTGCAAAGCGTAAAGTGAGGCTTAAACCGATCTGTTCTACAGTTTTTTCTCTGTCACTGCCAGTTACAATCATACATTTATTACCACGCATTATAAAGTCTTTCATAAAGTATTCAAACTCTACATTAATAGGTTTACGTGCATCAGTTAGTGTACCATCTACATCAAAAAGGAAGGTAATCATTATCTGCTTCTTCTTTCATTTGTTTAGGATATAGTGTATGCATTATATCAATTGGCAATTTAGTGCTCATGGTTTGTTGCCAGTTGTGATTATCTATACTTGATGTTGTCAAAGTAATAGGATCAGCATTTACACTTACATCAACAAGTGGTGATTCGTGTACTAACCAATGTTGAAAGTCACTATCGCCTTTGTAATCTTTGTTGTTAAAACCGTCCATACCTACAATGTAATCATCTTCTTCATTCATGTTTTTTTCCAAATAGTTTATAAAATATGTCAATTGGTAAAATTTTTGCAGTCAATAATTCTTGTGGATGATAACCGTAAACTTTTTCGCCTGTAGTAAGTTTTCTTCTTGTATCGTGAGGTTGTCCCATGTCTCTTTCAAATACAGTTTTACCACCATCTGGAGATTCAAATATTTTTTTGTTTCCCTTTATAGTCCATCTACTTCGCATCTACAAATTCCGTATCATTACTGAACATAGTAAAGCCACCTTCTTTTATTACTTGTAGTATTGTGTTTACACGACCTACAAGTTCATCTCTGTGTGAGATTAAAAATATGTTTTTGTTACGTTCACGTTCAATTTTTTTAAGTACACTTAATGCACTGTCAACACCGTTTGTATCCATACCACTATCAATAAGTTCGTCAATAGCTAAAAAGTTAATTGGTGTGTTCATACTTTCAAATACATCTCTAAAAGCCCAACTTAGTCCTAGTATCAGTCTATTGCGTTCGCCTCTGCTTAGATTGTCAAAGTCCAAATCTCTGCCTAGTTCTGTAATTTCAACTGTTAGATCAGGCTGGAATTGTACTTCGTGTGGTAATCCTAGTTTAGTCAAATAGTACGCCAGTCTACTGTTTAAATATTGTAGGTTTTGTTCAATGATACGTTTTCTAATAAAGCTGTCTTTGTTTGTTAGCAGTTTGTACAAAAAGTCTTGATGATCCTTTAGAACATTTAGATCATTCATATTATCCCATTCTACTTCTTGCATGCCGGTATCTCTGAGTGTGTCTATTTGTTCTTGATATGTATCATTTTCTCCTTCGGTTCTGCTAACTTCAGTGTTAAGATTGTTGAGAGTATTTTGGTGTTCTAATGCTTCTTGTAGTGTATTGTAATGTGTAACTGGCATTTGACCAAGCTCTCCTAATTCGTCAATTGCTTGTTGCCATTCTGTTTGTTGTTCTGTGTTTGTCATAACTGTATTACGTGCATCACCGAGTTGTTCTTCTTTATCACGCAAAATAGTTACTTGTTTTTCATCGTGTATATCTTGTCCACAAGTATGACATTTGTGTTCTTTTAAAGATAAAACTTCTTGTTCTAGTTTGTTTATAAGTGTGTCTTGTTTTCTATTGTCAGCTTCTATACTTGACTTCCACTTTTCAGCTTGATCTCGCAGATTCTTTTTTTCCAAATAATCGTTTAGTAATGCATGATTATTCAGTTCAGTTTTGATATCAATTTTTTCCAGTGTGTTTATTTGTTGTTTGATACTTTCGACATCAGCCGTCTGTTTATCTCGCCAGATCTTCTGCCTTCTTTCCAAATCACTAATACTTTTTTCAATTCTGGAATTTGCTTCTTCAATAGCTTTAATTCTATATTCTTCTTCTTTGATTGCATCTCTAGTCAACCTTTGTTGTTCTTTGAGAACCTCTGCTTTCTCACTGAGCATAGTTATGCCTAATAGTTGTTCAATTATCGCACGTTGGTCATTTGACCTCATGCTGAGAAAAGGTTCGGTGTATGTGTTTAGTGCAACAATGTGTTTAAACATGTCGTGACTCATACCAAACAGTTTTTCTATTTGTGCTTGAGTCTGACGATTTTCACCTTGTGCTTCGTCTTCATCAACGTTTTGATCGTTGACATAGTATTTAAGCACATTTGGCTTTCTACCTCTTTCAATCCTATATTTTGTTCCTTCTACTTCAAAATCCAAAGTAACCAGCATTTGTTTACTATTTGTTTTGTTTACAAGATTATCCTTACGTATGTTTGTAAGTGCGTTGCCAAATATAGCATAACTTAGTGCATTAATTATGGTAGTTTTACCTGTACCGTTTCTACTACCGTCTCCGCCTAAGTCTAAATTATTACCTAGTACAAGTGTAAGTCCGTTGTCAGTAAAACGTACAGCTTGTGTTACGTTTCCTACACTCATAAAATTTTTAATTGTTATATCTTTTAATGTAATCATAAGGAGTTATATATGTCCACTAGAATTTTTTTATCAATCATATCGCTGTCTACAGCGTTCAAACTATTATACACTATCTGATCAACATTCTCAACCTCAATGTCATCAACTACTTTCCAGTCTTGTGCATGTTCTTCTTTTTTACTTGGTATAAGTGCTATTTCCCTAGCATTGTACTGTTGGCTAAATGTTTCTTTTATAAAGCTAGCTTCTTCATAACTGATAGCAATATCTAGTGTTGCTCGACAGTATGTCTTGTCATTTAATACAGAGTCGGGTTGATCAATTAGTCTGCTTAAAGGCACAGTTCTGTATCTAGGTCCACCAAAGTCAATATACTCAGGTGTGCCTCCCCAAGCGAGTTTCATCATACCTCTATCGTCGTCCCATGTGTCAGCATAGTTGTGACCAAACGGTGAACCCAAATAGTGTACATTGCCTTTATTTTGTCTTTTGTGAAAGTGTCCAGTGAACACATATTCAGGACCTTGTAGGTGTTCTGCATTTATACCGCCATGGTCTGGCATCTCCACCATTGCATTCATTTTAAAGTAAGGAAGTTCGAAGTGTCCAAACATATATCTACATTTTGTTTTCTGTAAGGTTTTCCACTCGTCTCCTACTAGCCAAGGAATAAGTGCAACATCATCTTTTACAAGTGCATCTTCTACTAGTGTTACATTTTCAAATAGACCTGCATAAGGTAAACTGTTTAGATCACGTTTTTCTCTGTAGTATAAATCATGATTTCCCATAATCATGTACACATGTTCAAATGCACGACTGAGTTTGCCTACATTTTCTACACTGTGATTCAGTGTGCTCACGTTAACACTAGCTCTATGATGATGCCAATCGCCTAAGAATATACAAGTTTCACAGTCTTTGCTTTGTTCAATAAACCAATCCACAAACTCACTACAATCTCTATTGTGTTGTTTGCTGTTGTTTTTATTGCCAAAGTGAATATCTGTAAAACAAGCGGCTTGTTTAAAAAATGTCATGACTTTCCGTTCATAGAAGTTATAGTCTTATCATTGTAGCTTCTGATGTGGGTGATGTCAACCTGAATGTGTGGTCCACATTATTAATGCACGTTTATTGGTAATACCATAATTATAATAGTTGTCAGAACCATGCAGTTTATATCTATCACTGCATATTGCTCTACCAGCTTTCCAAGGAAATGTTCCGTCGATTGTAAGCAGTTTCAACCATCTTCTTTGCGTTCCAAGTGCTTCAAAATCTTTAACAAATATATCTTCACTAACACACATATCTTGCTTTTCAATTTCTGTCCAATCTAAGTTAGAAGAATTTTCAACATGTTCGTCTGGCTGTTTGTATACACTTGGTTCATTGAATACATAAGTTTTACTATTGTAATCTTCCAAAGGAACAATGATAGTCCATGCTGGGTGTTGTGCATTGTTAAAACCTGCTTGTTGTGCATCAGTATGAATTCCATATGGATATCTACTGTCTAACACATGACAATGAGGTATCCAAATATCTTGTCCTAACCATTTACGTACTTTTGGATACAGCATTTCTTTTAGCCCTGTCCACCAAGGATTAGTATATAAATCTGAAAATACATTATATTCGGCAGTTCTATCAATGGTTGGATCATCTAAAATACGTTGTTGTATAGGTACCATACTTGTATCAAGGAAGTGAGTTCTTTTTGGATGGAGCCAATAGTAGTTTATTATATCTATTTCCTCTTGATTCAAAAAGTTTTCCTTCATCTGACTAGGAAATTCTCGTGTCCTGTTATCTAAGTATTCTTGTACAAGATATTTTGTAGTATGTTCTTCTTTACTAATATATTCTGGTATCATATGTTAAATCCATGTTCTTTGCGTTCTTTGTCCGCCTGTTCGTCCCATTTGGCACGTTCTGCCATTTCGTGTTCAATTTGTCTTGTAAAGCTAGGCATTTGTCCCGCTTCTTGTAAAAGGTCATCTCTAATGTTTTGATTGCGTTTCTCTAAATTTAATACTCTTGTGAAACTGTTGGTCACAGCGGCTGTGTAATATGCAAATGGATTTTGACTTTTTAGTTCATTAAATTGTAATCCTATTTGACTTAACTGTAACAATGCATGACTACGCATTTCATCTACATAAGTGTATCCACGCCAGTTGCTACGCATACTGTATCTTTCACACAGTTTAATAAACATTTTAGCAAGATTGTTACTGATTGCACCATGCCCTACATTGAATTTACCATTGTCAAAACCACCTTCCCAATGACTGCGTACAACTTCAGTAAGCTCGCCATCTTTGTAAGCAAAATGTTTAAACGGAGGAAAATTACATTTTGCATGATGATCAGCCGTTGTCTTTGGTTTGCTTTTTCTACCTGGTTCCAATGGCACATGTTCGAATGTCATTAATCTAAAAATGATGTCATGTTCATTTATTGTATCTGGGTCTATCTTGTAATTAATCTGCTTTGGTTTCTGACTAGTTTTCCTACTACTATCTCCATGCCATGTCCAATAAGCATCTTCATATGCTTGATTACTCAATTGAGCCGCTCTATTTTCTTTTGCCAATTGAATTATTTCTTTATTTTTTACGTGTGCTATGTCCTCAACAATTACATCAAATCTTGTATAATCATCTTCTACAACACTACAAAAACTTAATTTGCTTTTGTGTATCTCTTTTAACATGTCTTTGTTGTTTAAATAATTTTGTTTCCTCATTGTTATTCCTTTGATTTCTATCAGTATATACTCTATATTGCGAGTTGTCAATAACTACCCATTTATTTCTACTATAAATATAACTATAGGAGATCGTAATGAAATACGCACAATTGACAGAAGATGTGGCTACAGACATTGCTGTATTTTATGGTGGAAGGTTTCAGCCTATGCATAAAGGTCATCATAAAGTTTACATGGATCTAGTGGAACAGTTTGGTTCCGCTAATGTATTTATCGCTACCACAGTCAGCAAAACTGCGACACCAGAACGTGATCCATTTACGTTTGATGAAAAGAAAATGATTATGAGCAGTATGTTTGGAATACCTAATAACAAAGTTGTACAAACACAGCCTTATAGACCAGACGTAACAATTACTGGTAAAGACCCTAACAACACAGCAGTAGTGCTAGTTTTTAGTGCTAAAGATGCTGGTAGATTAAAGCGAGGTGGGTTTCTCAGAGATTATGAACCAGGTGCTGAAATGGTGCCTAGCGACCAAGGAGCATACATATATGAAGTGCCAATACAAGAAGGTGGTATGAGTGCTACTGATTTTAGAACAGCAATGAAATCAGAATCATTGAATGACAATCAAAAAATGATGAAGTTTAGAGAATTTTTTGGCAGTGTCAATCCAAAAATGTATGCTTTTATACAGGACAAACTAAATGATTAATGCAGATAATAGAGCAAAGCTACAACTTAAACCTGGTGCAGTTGGAACTTATCTTACTGGTAATCCTTTACTAGCACCTTTACAACCTCATAGGGGAATTATGTTTCCTTATCAACCTGACATTACATTTAGTCAAAGTGTAAATTACAGTCCTTATGATATGGCACATACAAATTATACATTTAATGCATATAGAAATACACCTAGTCCAAGCATACAAATGAATGCACAGTTTGCTAGTGTCACCGAAGAAGAAGGCAGATATACACTTGCTTGTATACATTTTTTACGCAGTATTAGTAAAATGTTTTTTGGTATCAAAGATTTAGGAAATAGTCCAAGTTCTGGTACTCCGCCACCTGTTTTAGTTTTTAGTGCATTTGGTGAACACTCATTTAATCTAGTTCCTGTTGTGATTGAAAGTTTCAGCACTAACTATGATAGTCAGACAGATTTGAAAGATGTAGATGGAACAAATATTCCTGTAATAATGAATATGTTTATTGGTTTAAGTATACAGCAAAATCCAGATAGACAAAAGAATGTTTACAGCACACATAGTTTTATTAATGGTAGTATGTACAAAGAAGGATTTATCTAATGCTAAAGTATCGTAATAGTAGTAACTATGCTAATACAGTTGTGAATAGAAAGTTTTTAGAATTATACAATCCTACTATAACTATTGACAATCTCAGTGACAGGATTATTTCATTTACGCTACAAGCAAAATATGATAGACGACCAGATTTACTGGCGCAAGACATGTACGGAAACAGCAGACTTTGGTGGGTGTTTACACACTATAACAGAGATAAGTTACGAGATCCTGTAATGGATTTCAAAGCAGGGATAGAAATAGAAGCTCCAAAAGAATACAAGCCATCAGGGGTTAACTAATGCCACCACCCGGATACAGAGATAAGTTAAAATTTACTGATTACTATCAAGATAACATTCTAAATAGATACGACTCTTACACCTACAAGTGGAAGATGATGATGGTGCATCCAGATCAAGCACATCGGTTTGAAGAAGTTGCCAAGCCAGATTCTGACAGAGTTGTTGTAATGGCAGAATCAGGTGTAGAAGCAGAAATTAATATACAAACTGTAAATCAATCTTTAGTACTAGCATTTAAAGGCAATAGAGACAGAAGTGGCTTAGCCAATATGTTTTCTATGAATTTAGTAGAACCTGGCGGAGCAACATTTTTCAACAGAATTATACTGGCGGCAAATAGACTAGGAATAGAAAATCATTTGCATGCATGCTACCTATTAGAATTAAAATTTATAGGCTACAATCCTGATGGCACAGTTGACGAAGATATGGTTGGTCCATTTTACTATGTTTGTAATATGACTGGTTTAACATTTGATTATGCAGACGGTGCAACATCCTATAGAGCTGATCTAATAGAAACACATCAAGAAGCATTTAGACCTCAAATGTTACATTTAAAACAAGACATGGGCACATTCAGTGCAAGTACTTTTGGTGAATTTCTTCAAACATTTCAAGAAAGATTAATGGAACAAGAATTGTCTAGAGTCACACAGAGTACGACTATATCATATCCTACTGAATATAAGTTTGATGTTGACGCCGGCGACGAAGAATGGAAGAGTTGGGCTTTTGGTTCTAGTACCCAAGGTGGCACAAGCACAGACCTTGGAGGCACAAGTGTCACAGGCACTGGTAAACTTTCATTTACATTTGAAAAAGGAACAGCGGTAAGTGATGCAATTATTGTTGCCTTATTGCACACAGATAATATGAGAAAACTTCCAACTGCAAAAGGAGGATTTCATAAAGAATCCGCAAACCAAGGTGAAGCTAAAGCATTGACATTTGCAGATTTAAGCAAGTGGTATGTTTTTCGTACAGAAACAAAATATCTAAAGTATGACTACTTACAAAAACGATATCAAAAAGAAATGACATACAAAATCAAATCGCATGTAGTATCCGAATTAATACACGATCCTTTAAGTTATGATCAGGTTTTAAAAGATCCTAGTTTGCAGAAACGACGTATTGGTGAAATATTTAAAAAAGGGTTACTAGCAAAAAGATTTGATTATACTTACACAGGTTTAAACACAGAAGTCCTAAGCCTAGATGTTAGTTTACAGAATACTTACTTTCAGTTGCAGGCATTAAATCACGGTTATATGACGTCTAGAATTCAAAATGTATCTCCAGAAGGTGGCCCTACTGAAGAACTTAACATACTACGAGGACAATCAATTAATTTAGCCAATGATATAAACAAATTAAAAAGTGAAGTTAGTAATAAACAAAATGAACTAGAGAAACTAAGAGGTACTAGAACAGAACAAGAAATAGCATCAGGATTCAACGAAGGAAGATTTGCAGATTTAGAAAATAGTATTACGAGAAATAAATTAGAAATTAAACGCTTGGCAGAAAAGAAAGTTGAAACAGATAGACTTTGGAAAGAAGAATATAAAAATTTACCACAAGGTACAGCAAGAGAACTTGCTCCGGTATCTAAACGCTACATTACACAGAGTGAATTACTCGGAGGCGCACAACCTGAAGAAACAGATAAAGTTTTACCTTTGACATTTGATGACAATCAAATTAAATCTAAAGCTACAGGAGATGCAACACCAGACAGTAAAAATCAAGGTGCTTTTATGTTAGGTGCTGTTGAAATAAATTTAAATTCAATGGCTGATTTAGTACAGCAAATGATTTCTGTCAGAGGAGATCCTTATTGGCTAGGCGCACCTAAAGGTATGAGAACAAGTACTGAAGGAGCAAACTATGCAACTGGTGGAGTTCATTACTTTTTAAATATGAATTTTCCAACTTATCCTGATCAAGAATCAGGATTGATGGACGTTGCTGAACAAAACTTTGGCATTATTGGTATGTACAGAGTAACAAGAGTAGATGCAACCTACAGTGATGGTCAATTTACAATGACACTACAATCATTTAGAGATGTAAACACCAATGTAGGATTTACTATAGATGAACTAATGAGCGGTCGTGTTGCTGATAATACAATTAAAAGTCAAGCAGAAGAATTTAAACAGCAAGATGAAAAAGTTGACAATGGCGATGGTGAAAACAACGAACCAGTGATAGAAGAATCAACTGGCGATCAATCTGATCTAGGTCCTGTAGATGGATTAAACGGAGGTGCATCTGGTACATACACAGAAGATCAATCAACTATTGCAGGTGTCAGAAAGCTAGCAGTTGCTTCAGACTTATCACAAATGTTGACAAATGTAGCGGCTGAGACAGGAGTAGACATACAAGTACGCAGTGGTGGACAAGATGATACAACTGGTAGACCGGGTGGCGCAAGCAGAAGACATGATAATGGACATGCGGCAGATGTTGCGTTGTATGTTGGGACTGGATCAAACAGAAGAAGATTACGCAGTGATAGAGCAGAAGATTTACCTTTTATACAATCAGTTTTTGAATCAGCTAGAAAACAAGGTGTAACAGGATTTGGAGCAGGTAATGGCTATATGGGCAACAATGTTTTCCATTTAGATAATGCGGCTAAGTATGGACAAGGAACTGTAGCTGTCTGGGGAGGATATGCAAAAAAACGTGTAACAGCTCCGCAGTGGTTACAAACATTTGGGAAAAAACTAGGATGACGGATAACTTAAACAAACAGAGATTTACCACACGAGCACCTAAAGCATTTACAGATGAACCTATTGCTGGTTTAAATCCATACAAAGGTGTAAAACTTGCTAAAGTAGTTGATGTAGTAGATGATAGATACGAAGGTTACATGTATGTAGATATAATCGGTGGCGGTAGATTAGGCAAAGTCGACAGCAAGGAAGAAAAACAAAAATTTACTAGAGTAAGACGAGCACAACCTTTTGGTGGTTCTTATCAAGCTAGCGATCACACTAGAAGTTTTGGCATGAGCAGTCAACCACCTGCTCCTGGCACAGAAGTATTGGTTGCATTTACAGGACAAGACCAAGAAGGCATAGTAATAGGTGTGTTGCCTGATGCAACAAGAAATAGCAGTTATCCTGACAATGCAGTTAGTTTTGTTGATGGTGAACCAAACTCTGCTGGTCCTACATTTGATGCTGGAGTGCAAAAAACACAGGATAAGAATGCAAGACCTAGACATCCTCTTGCTGGTGCATTGGGAAAACAAGGTTTAGGACTCGATAGTGTAAGGGGACTAAGCAGTAGTAGTGCTAGAAGAGAATCTCCTAGTAATGTATTTGGCTTCAATACACCGACAGGACATAGTTTTGTAATGGATGATGGTACAGTAAAGCCAAGTGAGTTTAGTAATAGTCCTGATACAGATAGGCAAGCAGGTGACAGTAATCTTGTTAGATTACGCAGTGCTGGTGGTGCTCAAATGCTGTTCAATGATACAGCAGGTATAGTATATGTAATCAATCAAGCAGGTAACAGTTGGGTTCAGCTCAGTGCTGATGGTAAAATAGACATTTACAGTAGCGGTGATATCAGTATGCACACAGAAAACGATTTAAATTTTCATGTTGGTGGCGATTTTGCACTAGATGCTGATTCAATTAATATAAAAGCAAGAGGCAGTGATGGAATAAAAATGGAAACAGCAACAGGTGAAGTAAACTTGCACAGTAACAAAGATATAAAACTTACAACAGATTTAAATTTACATCTAAAAGCTGTTGGCAACAGTAGAACTACTGCCGCCTTAATTGATTTGAATGGACCGCCAGCATCAGAAGCAACAAAAACTACAAATAACAACATAAGTGTGAATAGAACTGTAAAACAAAGTATTACAGGTAGAGTTCCAGAAGCTGAACCTTGGGGCGGACACACAGAACAGCAAACAAAAATTGCAAGTGCCGCTAGCAGTGATCTTAATTTAGCAGGAAAAGATATCGATATAGCTAATATACAAAATAGTAATGAAAGTGCTCCTAATAATCCAAAAAGCAGTACAACACAAACTGGTGGATATGAAAAACCCAACAGAAATACCAATCCTAGAAATGGAGGTGCATTTTAATGTCATTAGATACTGTAGCAAGACGTTATCAAACTGTATGGGATGATTTTATTGTACAAAGTCATCACTTGTATCATACAGAATTAGAAATAGATAGTGTAAATGCAAGTGATGCATGTGAATCAGTTGCACTTAATTTTGCTAGGTATATTGGTTATAACGGTTTTGCATATGGTGAAAGCAGTGTTGATACAGGAATAACAGAACAACAAGCATATGACATATGGACGACTGAATTTAACAAGCAACAAAAACTAGTAAAAGATCAAATAGAAGCAAATGGCATAAAACGTATTAGCCAAAGTGTTTATGATGGTTTAGTTTTATTAAATTGGGCTACAGGTAAAATATTTTATGTAGATGCAGTAGAAGGACAGTACAATTTATTACCACATCTAAAAACAAAAGCATATGATACAGTAGCTGATATGATAAAACGCAGTGATATCAACAACGAAAAGTGTATAAAATCGGCTACAGTGCTAAGATTAGCAGATTATGGTAAAAATAAAAACAGAACATGGATGAGAACCAACGGCATCTTTAATATGCGTGATCAAAACGAAAAGAATTTGTTAACAACAAGTGATTTAAGAAAAGCTAGATTTGCTTACTATGCTGAAACACTTAAATTTTTGCCTTTTACACCAGAAGGTATAAAAAGAGACATATCAAACAAATACACAAAGTCATTGATTAGACAAGCGTTTACCTTTAGTGGTACAAGTACGTTCACATTGAATAAAGCACCTAGTATGACACCTGTTGAAAAGCTACAAGTCATCGTTAATGGTGATATAATACAACATTTGTTTGACTTTACAGTAAGTGGAACAACACTGACTGTTACAAAAACACTAACAACTGATGATTATATTGAAACTATCATAAAAATATAAACTGTGTAGTTAATTTTGCAATAAATATTAGTATGGTAACTTATATAGGATATAGCAGTGTGGATCAAATAACAGGCAGTAAACGTCTTGAAGATGTTGATCTTGCTAAGAGAGATCTAATGAATCATTTGCAAACACGCAAAGGTGAAAGAGTAATGAATCCAAAGTTTGGAAGCATACTACCTGAACTAGTATTTGAACCCTTGGATATTACAACACAACAAGATGCACTACAGGATATTACAGAAATTGTAAACAATGATCCTAGATGGAAATATATTGAAGCTATACTTAACAAAACAGACGAACATTCTTTAGAAGTTCGTGTTCGATTAGAATACATTGATACAGGAACAGCAGAAGAACTGTTTCTAACATATACAGGTGAGCAGAACTAATGGCACAAGGCGCAAGACAAAGTAGTTTATTTGCCGCAGAAGACTTCAGCGTTGTTTACGAAAGTTTCAGCGAAGCAAACTTCCAAGCGTATGATTATGAAACCATAAGAAACGCAATGGTGGACTACATAAACAAAAACTATCCAGAAAACTACAATGACTGGATCAACTCAAGTGAATTTGTAAGTTTAATAGAACTTATGGCTTTTCTAGGTCACAACTTAGCATTTAGAGCAGACCTAGCCAGCAGAGAAAATTATTTAAGCACAGCAGAACGCAGAGAAAGCGCCTTACGTATTGCTGAATTTTTAGGATATACTCCAACCAGAAATGTAGTTGCTAACGGTTATCTTAAAATAGATAGTGTAAAAACAAATGAAAATGTATTTGATGCAAGTGGCCAAAGTTTAGCAAATGTAAGTGTGCAATTTGATGATAGCACAGACCCTAACAGTTATCAAAACTTTTTAACAATTATGAATGCAATATTTCAATCTAGCAGTCAGTATGGTTCTCCATTCAGCAAATTTAGCAGTGGTGGTATCACCAATGAAATTTACAGAACAAACAGTATTTCAAATATTGCAGTAAGAAATTTTCAAAATTTAGTAAACAATAGAAGTACAACTTTTAGTTTCTACAGTGTAAAAGCAAACACTGCAACAAAAACACTTGAAGAGAAAACACCAGATCCGTATGGTGTAGTAGATTTATTGTATAAAAATGATAATAGTGGCAACACCAGTGCTGATACAGGATTTTTTGTAGGTTTTAAACAAGGCAGTTTAGAATATCAAGACTTTACAATCGACGAAGGCATTTCTAATATTGTGTTGGACATTAATTCTGAAAATGTTGCAAGTGGCAACGTATGGGTGCAAACAATAGACGAAGTAGGCACAGTGCAAAAAAGCTGGACAAGAGTAGACAAACAGTTTGGCGCAAATACTATCTTCAATGCGAAAGCAAATAATATCAGAGATGTTTATACAATTGCAAGCAGAGAAAATGATCAGATTAGTATTATTTTTGGAGATGGTAACTTTGGTAACATTCCACGTGGTATAATAAGAGTGTGGTATAGAACTGGATTAAATCTAACTTATTCATTACAACCTAATAATTTTAACAATACAAATTTAACTGTAGAATATGTTGGCAGTGACGGAAACAATTATAATGCTACCTTTATTTGCAGTCTTAAAACAAATGTAACAAATGCAAGCGAACGTGAAAGCATTGCTAGTATTAAGGCGAATGCTCCAAGATATTTTTCTACACAGGATAGAATGGTTACAGCAGATGACTATAGTATTTTTCCTGTGACAGTAAGTGAGAATATTAGCAAGATAAAAAGTATCAATAGAGTACACAGCGGACACAGTAGATTTAGAGACATATATGATCCAACAGCAACATACAATGATGCTACACAGTATACAGATGATGGCTACGTATATGAAAACAATGTAACAAATAGAAGTCTAATCAGTATGCCTACAACATTGTCAGGCGCACAAATTTATGATTTACATATTAAACCATTGTTAAGTAATCCTGAGCTAAAGAATTTTTATTATAATAGACAAGGATACTCAAGCACAGGGTATAATGGTCAAAGTGACTTCAATGATACTACAGCAGGTATTACAGTTGTAAATTCAACATTAAATGATGAAACAAATGTGTTTCGTTGGAATCAAATTACAAAAGGCGCAAATGGATGCAGTGGATATTTTACCTACAACACAGGCGGAACTGCATATGTGCAAAGAGTAGGACTTACACAAACCAACAGTTTGAAAAAAGCAAGTCTTAACAGTTTGGTTGAATTTATAAGCACACCATTTAAGACAGGTTATATTAGTGCAATTACCAAAGTAGAAGGCGGTACTGGATATACAAGTGCTCCAACTGTTACCATAAGTGGAAGTGGCACAGGCGCTACAGCTACAGCAGTTGTTCAAGCAGGTGTAGTTGACCACATTGTTGTTAACAACAGCGGAAGTGGATATGATGCAACCACAATTGTCACAATATCAGGTGGAGGAGGTAGCAATGCTACAGCTACTACCACAGTTTTAGACGCTCCAACACAATGGGTAAAAATAGATAGACTTTACAAAGACGGAATTGGAGATGATGATAGTGCTGGTGCACCAACAGGTATAGACAACACAGGTAAAGGCGCAGTAGTATTAAGTGGCATTATCAATGCAGGTGCAAGAGTCAATAGAATAGTACCTGTCATTAATACAGATTTAGATGCAACAACAAAAGCAGATGTTGTTAGCAAAATAAATGCACAAAATAGTTTTGCACTAAGATATGATGCAAATGCACAACAATGGAAAGTAATCGAAACAGCAAATATTCCTGCTAATACTTCAGCAAATAATTTAGCAACACAATGGAGTAGACAGTACGAAGCAGATAATACAAATACTGGCAGAGATAACAGTTGGTTAATTAGGTTGAATTATAGTTCAACTCAATGGGAAGTGTTGACTAGAAGAACACAGATGGTATTTGGTAGCACACAAAAACTAAAGTTTGGTAATTTAAATTTTAATGAAACATTTAGCAGTGAAACGCAAAAACCACAAAGAGATTGTATTAAAGTTTTAAGCATGAATAAAACCACTGATACTAATGCAACTCCATTAGGAAAAGATTATAAGTTTAACTTGTTTGGATATTTTACATATCAAGATGGTTATACAGATCCTCATAATGTAAGAGTTACAGTAGCTGATCCTGATAATAGTGATTATCCTACTGATCCAGAAAGTTTTAACAAAGTACTTGCTGGACAAACAATTAAGTTAGGTACAAAAACAGTTGACGGATTTGAATATACTGTATTTGATACTAGTGGATCAACAACTGTAAATGGTAAAGCAAACCTGCACATGCAGTATGACAGAATAAGTGATATCTTTAATTTGATAGATCCGTCAGTGACAAATATTGTAGACACTTATGTATTACTCAATAGTTATGACAGTGATTTTAGAACTTGGGCAAACTATGATGGTAGAAGTGAAACAAAACCAAGTCCACCAACTATTAGTGAACTTACAAATTTATTTACAAGTTTAGAAACCAAAAAATCAATTAGTGACCAAGTAATTTACAGACCTGTAAAATATAAAATTTTGTTTGGTGATTTAGCAAGTGGTGAGTTACAAGCTAGGTTTAATGTGACCAAAACTACTAATAGCACATTAAGTGATACAGAAGTTAAGCAAAAAGTAATTGCACTTATAAATGATTACTTTAACATTAACAATTGGGATTTTGGAGAAGATTTTTACTTTACTGAAATGGCGGCATATATTCATAACAATTTAGTTGGAGAGATAAGTCAAATTACCATACAACCAGTTGGTAGTGAAACAGAATCTAGAGACTTATTTGAAATTACAAGTTTTGGAGATGAATTATTTTTACCCGTAGTAAAATCAAATAATATTGTTGTAGCAAATAGCATCACTGGCAACAGTACAACAATTGCTGAAAGTGCAAGCGTAAGTGTTACCGGCGGAGGAAGTAGTAGTTCTGGCGGTGGTGGTTCATCAGGGAGCGGATACTAATGAGCGAACGCAAAGCAAATCCTATTGTAGCACCACTAATTACAACTCCTGGTGCAAGCAAAAAATTTACAGGTACAAGAGACATAACTGGTCTTTTACCAAATGTTTTCCAAACAGAAGTCAACAAACAGTTTTTAGATACAACACTGGAACAATTGCTGTCAACAGGTAGTTTACAACCTGTAAAAAATTATGTAGGACAGAAGTTTTTTAAAGACACAGTTAACACAAGTTACATTGACGACAGCAGAGCAGATGATAATTATCAATTTGTACCTGCATTGGTAAACAAAGATCAAACAAACCAAAATGCAATTACACAGGTTTTGCCTTACAATGATTTATTAAACACGTTAAAATACAACGAAGTTGATATTAACAATCATAGTAAACTTTTAAATGAAAAAGGTTACACACTTGATATACCTATAAACTATGATATGTTTATTAACTATCACAAATATTTTTGGTTATTAGACACATTACCTCCAGCAAGTATCAAAGCAACTAGTACTGATATAATTGATATTGATACACTGATAGGTGAAGTAAACTATACAACTCCTGCTTTGAGTACAAGCAATACACTTGCACTACAAAATGGTATGCGTATTAGATTTATGCCAACACAGATCGATAGGTTTACTCAAAGCAGTTCAGGCAACACAACATTTACTGCTACAGTAACTACAGCTCAAACATTAAAAGTTTACAAAAATAATTTACTACAGACTTTAACAACACATTATTCATATAACAGTGCAACTGGTGTAGTTACATTCGCAACAGCTCCTGCATTGACAGATGAAATTGAAATACACACATTTTATTCTAAGAGTACAAGTGGTAACTATCCAGTAGGCGACATTTATATAGTTGATGGTGTGGGTGATGCCAATGGTATAAAACTTACAAGACAGTTTATAAGTGGACAGGTAGAAGGTAGTTATAGCGATAGAGTTTGGATTAATCATACAGTTTACAGTAGTCAAGAACCAACTGGGTTTGACGAAACTGCAAGTAGTTTTGACTTTAGACCATTTGATTTACAAGAATATAAAATGACTACAAGAGATTATGTAGTTGAGCAAAGATATTCAGCAGACCAAAGTGCTTGGGCAAGAAGTAACCTTTGGGTACATGAAGATACCGCAAGAGCAATTATAACATTTGAAAATTTAGTTGATACTGATTATTTAAAAGACAGCGTAAGAGCTGTAAGACCAATCATTGAATACAAAGCTAGTATTGAAAAATATAACTTTGGTAAAAGACATATTGCAAATGTAACGTATTTGATTGAAGACAATACAATCGATCCTGCTACAGCAATTGTAGGTCAAACAGCGTATGACTGGAATATAACAGGTATTAATACAGCATGGACGGCAGGAGTAGGAGGTTCAGAAGTAGGTGATCAATACTATGTTGACCTTGGCACTTCTCCAAATACAAAACGTACTTACTGGCAATGTATCAAAAATCATATTACAGCAAGAAATCCTATACATGGTGAGAACTATGAATATTGGAAACAGATAACACCTCAAGAGCTTGAGAATGGTGATAGTATTTTGTTTTTAAGAAACGGTAATACAACTTACAATGAAAAAATATTTACAGTAGGTGGAATAGGCAGTTCAATTACACTTACAGAAATTTTTGGACCATCCAGTACTAACATAGTTACAAATGATAAAGTTGTTGTCATAAATGCATTTAACACAACAAAGTTTGATGATGGTGAAGAAGCAAAAGCCTTTGGAGGTAGTGAATGGTATCACAATGGCACTACTTGGGTATATGGTCAACAAAAAACACACAGAAGTGAAGGTATGCTCGCAGAGCTTTATGATTTAGATGGAGTAATACTTAGTAACACAACTGTATATCCTGAAAATAATTTTACTGGTGCATGTATATTTGATTACGTACACAATGATTCAAATGCAAAAGATGACGCATTAGGATTTAGTCCAAGTTATGCTGATTATGGCAATAGTCCAGGTTTGAATTTTAGCATGCCATTCCTTAGCAATAGATTTACATACACAAAAGTAAGCAGTGATGGACTTAGAAGTTTGAACCAAGAAATAATAGGACAATATTTTTATAGAGATTTCGATGGCAATGCTTTTAATGGTTGGAGTTTGGTGCGAGGCGGACAGCCTGTTAAGAGAACAATAAGCAAAACTGTTACAAGTGCAAACTCTCAATTGCCAATGGTATTTGATTTAGGATATACAGATTTTGCAACTGATAGACATGTTACAATGTTCAAACGTCATGGATTCATAAATGTAAAAACACAAAAGGATACAGGATTAACAAATGTGTTGACAGATGTAAATGGCAAATATCCTGAATTATTTTTCTCAACTAATACCACATA